AAAAAAGCTACTTAGTTTCCGCTAAGCAACTCTTAAATGATGATATGTTTATTATAAATTATTATACCATAAAAGGAGCGATTTCACTTGATTCTATTGTTAAAAGAAGTAGATTTTCGACAAACAAAAGCGAATGCTAGAAATGTGTTGAAGAGTTTTAGACGTTTAGAGCGAATAGCTGGTCGCTCTTTGATAGATTTAAAATCACCAATTATTACAGAAATGCCTAAAAGCCAAAGCCACGGAAACAAAACAGAAGATGCACTGGTACAATTAGCTGATGCAGAAGCAGAAAGAGATGCAATTTTATCTGCACTTATGGCTTTGAGTTTGACTAGTAGACAAATTCTGCACTACAGTTTTTGTGTGCAGGATCATTACTCTAATTACAAGATTGCTAGAGAAGTTGGATATTCTGAAAGAAGTATTCAACGTATGAAATCAGAAGCTTTAATTGAATTTGCTGAAGCGTATCGAAATGGAAAAATAATCGCCTATAGATAAAATTTTTGTCGGTTTTTTGGCGGAAAGTTGGCGGTTTTTATCAATATTTAGATGTTACTATGGTAGTGTCGAAAGATAAGGAAACGAGGTAAGGCATGCATTACCTATCTTAGCTCCGTTTCGCTTATCTTTGGAGGCTACCTACAAAAAAATAAAGAATAAGGATGTGGAAAGTCCAGTTCTTTCTGTCTCGTTTAGTCTAGGTAGCAAATATTGCAATAAACTTGGCATTAAGCTTACACGTAGACGTACGCTGAAAGCACTTGTCAAGATAGCGCTATGTAAGTTGCAATGATCACTCACAAATCAGACGTTCTCAAACTAAAAGAAATGAGGTGTAATTCCTCTCTCTTTTTTCTACAGGTTTGTGAGTGTTAATGGGGCATAGCTTAACTGGTAGAGCAGCGGTCTCCAAAAACGTCGGTATAGGTTCGAGTCCTATTGTTCCAGTAGGTAGCATCGCTACTTAAATAAAATTAGTATCGTCAATAGATGTTTCTACTACATTCATGATGAGACACTAGCAAGCTGGTGTCTCTTTTTTATTTGTAAGTACTAGTTACACTTGACCAAACGTTTGTTCTCTTTTATAATATAAATTGTAATCCTTATGATTATATCTACTAGAAAGAAGTCAAGAAAATGCTTGTTTTTTTGATTTCTTTTTGATTTAATTATTATTATAGTAGATATTTATTATAAGGAGTGATTTATATGGTGAAAACAACTACCAAATCGTACGACTTTTTTAAGTATAGACGTATAGTAAAAGGTGACATAATAACAGATTTGAGTGAACTTGACAAAAAAATCGATGAATATTATAGATATATACGTAATAATCAAGAATCGAACGTAAACTTCGTTAAATGCTCCAAAAATATTTATGTAGGATTTAGTTATATAAAAAAAATAGAGGTATCGACTGGTTATGTGTGGGTATTTAGCCTATCAAAGGTAGATATTGAAAAAGAAGCTATTGTAAACAGCATTTCTAAATCTGTTCAAAGTGGCAGAAGTGTTTATGCAGAAACGAGTGATGAAGGTCCTACAACAGATACGGTAATTTTGGTTAATCCAATAACAGGTGTGGTTATCATTCCGAGAAATAGAAGTGGAATAGGAAAGAATTTGTTAGTTACTTTCTTTTACAGGATTACCAGAAAACAGGGTGGGGAATTAGCTACGATTATCAATAATACTGACTTAGAAAATATCAACCATATGGATAGTATCCATGAGATTGATATTGCAATCCATAGAATTGTAGATGAAAATGAATTGAAAGATAACAAAAGAAGTGCAAAAAAGGAACAGAAAATTATAGAAAAGCTAGAAGCAAATCGCGAAAAAATAATTTATACAGGACAGTTAAATATTCATAATGTTGTCAATTACTGTAAAGGATTTTTAAATAAAAAAGAAGATGTAGATAAATTGGTTTTGAAAGGGACGGTGGGAGACAGGGAGCAAGTAATAGATTTAATTAGTAATAGGTTAATCTATGTTGATGATAAGATTCCCTTAAATAAGCAAGGAAAACTTACTATTGAAAATATGGTAATGTCAATAGAACAAGCTTATAACGATAACGAATTGATTTTAGCATTGGATCTGAAATAGAAATTAAGAAGAGAGGAGTTGACGGTGAGATGCTCTGCAGAAATAAGGACATAGTTTTAATCTTTATTGTAGCATTTATAGGATTTCATTTTTTTCTTTATTTAGATCCAAAAACAATGAAACCTAATGAATTAGAAACATTTAACCGTGCTGTAGATGCTGTACTATCATTTGCATCTCTGGCGACAGCATTTCTTTTTTTTACAGTGTCTTTTATCCCGGTAATGGCTGAAAAATCTCCTCTTTTTAAAAATTTAAAAACTGATGTAAAAGTATTAGAAAGAATAATGTTAGACTCTTTTTTATTTTTTTTGACATCGATAATGTCTCTAATCTTTGTTTTTATGGAGATGTTTGCAACACTGGGTTGGCAATTTATATATACGATATGGTTAGCTTTAATAGCAACATCTCTTTTTGGGATGTTGGATATATTTATTGATTTATTCAAAAATATTAACAAAGAAATAAAAAAATAATTTTTTGTTTTAAATAACAGCGTGTAGCTCAATTAGTGAGGTCAGTTGATTTTTAAAATAGTGCATGCGTGCTTGTGCAGATTCAACTCCTGCCACGCCGATATAAAGATCACTCAGTGAGTGGTCTTTTTTCGTACATAAAAAAGCCACTAGAAATGGGATCTAGTGGCTAGGTAGCGTTAGTGAAAATCTCGTGTCACTTGTAGTTTATGAACTTTAGCTATTATGAAAGAGTGCTACCTAAAACAAGTGTAACACAGCTGTCAAGTTTTGTCGGATATTTGGATTGTTTTCACATGAAGAACCACCAGATAAAATATCTAGTGGCCAGACAGCAGATTATGTTTTGAAATAACTGGAAGTGTTACATGAAGCAAAAAGGAGTTGCTGTCTTTCAATGAGTATAACAGGGATTAAAGTGTTTGTCTTACAATAAACAAATATACATAAAAACAATTAGGAGAGAGAACATGAAAAGCTATTGGTAGGTATCGTTAACACATGAATATCCACATCCGAAGCACTCAACTGTTTCAATGCGTGTTGTAATGTCTGTGCAGATAAAAAAGAATGCATCTATTGTTGAAATGACGAGAGAAGCCACGCCGAAGGAAATTGATGCGTGCAAGCTAGTTTATTGTGGTTATGGTAGTTGGAAAGATAAGCATATACAAGAGAATATAGAAATGTATGTGAAGTGATAAATTATTAGACAGAAAGGCGGTGAATAACATGCGAATGACCGAGAAACAGAAACGATTTTGTGACTTTTACATCGAGACAGGAAATGCCAAAGAGGCTGCTATCAGAGCGGGATATAGCGAAAAGACTGCAAAGCAGATAGGACAGGAAAACTTGACTAAACCTGACCTCAGAGCTTATATAGACGAACGCCTCGCAGAACTGAAAAACGAACGAACAGCCGATGCCCAAGAGGTGCTAGAGTACCTAACAGCTGTTATGCGTGGCGAGTACAAAGAAGCAACGCTAATTGGTGTAGGCGAAGGCGCACAAGCCGTTGTAGACATCGATGTGGGCGCAAAAGACCGTTTAAAAGCAGCCGAGCTTCTTGGTAAACGTCATGCGCTGTTCACTGATAAAGTCGATTTACAAACGGGCGATATTGTGATTAAGGTTGGTGAGTGGGATGCAGACGAAGAAACGTAATATCGTTTTAGAGTTTAACTTCCCGTCAAGAGTTTTTAACAAATCGTTTTATGATCGATTGGTGGATTATTCTAAATTCACCGAGGTTTATTGGGGCGGCGCTTCATCTGGCAAAAGTCACGGTGTCGTTCAAAAGGTTGTTTTTAAAGCATGTCAAAGATGGAAGAAACCAAGAAAGATTTTATTTACAAGAAAAGTAGGGCGTAGCTTAAAAGACTCTATTTTCGAGGATGTGAAAGCGTGTCTTTCTGATTGGGGACTGCTAGATAAGTGTAAAGTAAATAACACTGATTTTAGAATCACGTTACCAAACGGCGCAGAGTTTCTTTTCAAGGGAATGGATGACCCAGAGAAAATAAAATCCATCAAAGGGCTGTCTGACGTCGTGATGGAAGAAGCAACAGAATTTACACTAGAAGATTATACACAGCTTACTTTGCGTTTACGTGAACGTAAGCATGTGAAACGTCAAATCTTTTTAATGTTTAACCCAGTTTCTAAACTGAACTGGGTATATAAATCTTTCTTTGATGAGGAAGCAGAAGTCGATCAACGAAGAACGGGTATTTATCACAGCACCTATAAAGACAATCGGTTTCTTGATAGTGAAAATAAAAAGGTGATTGAGGATTTAGCCAAACGAAACCCAGCGTATTATCGCATATATGCTTTAGGAGAATTTGCTACGCTAGATAAACTTGTATTTCCAAACTATCAGAGAAAACGATTAGACAAGCACGACGAACTGTTAAGACAGATTGATTCAGATTTTGGCTTAGACTTTGGGTATGTAAACGACCCTTCCGCTTTTGTGCATGCAAAGGTAGACGAGAAGAACAAACGTATTTATGTTCTTGAAGAATACGTCAAAAAAGGCTTGCTGAATGATGAAATCTCAACGGTTATTAAAGATTTAGGCTATGCAAAAGAAGTTATCACTGCAGATTCAGCTGAAAAGAAATCTATTGCAGAAATCAAGAAGAACGGAATTACTAGAATACGTGCAGCTAAGAAAGGCCCTGATTCAATACGACAGGGGCTTTCTTTTTTATTGCAATATGAGCTAATCGTAGACGATCGTTGCGTAAAACTGATTGAGGAATTAGAAAACTACACATGGGCTAAAGACAAGAAAACAGGGGAGTACACCAATGAACCTATTGATAGCTATAATCACGTGATAGATGCTTTACGATACGCAGTAGAACATCGTAGTAAAAAAGCACGAGGAATTAAGCTACAGAGCGTGAAGGGGGTTATTTAATGACAGAAAAAGTAAGTAGACCAAATACTGAAAGTAAAATACGTGAATTCGTTGACCTTTTAGGAAATCGTGTCTTTTATTGTGATAAAAACGCAAAGATTGACGAACGCTTGGTGGATAAATACATTAATAAGCATCGGAAATTAATTGGGTTTTACGAAGAATTAGAAAAGCTCTACAACGGTCAACATGATATTTATTATCAAAAAAATAAAGGAATTGGAAAACCTGACCATCGAATTGCAGTCAACTTTGCCCGTTATGTTGTAGACAGTTTTGCAGCTTTCTTTAACGGTAAACCAACAAAGATTACTCATCCAGATGGTGAGGTAAAAGAATTTGTTCAAGATTTCCGTAAACGAAACGACGAAGAAGACAACGACGCGGAGCTTTCTAAGCTAACTGCTATTTATGGACATGCTTATAAGCTTTTATATCAAAACGAAGAAGCGGAAACGTGTGTAACTTATTTAAAACCTACACAAGGATTCATTGTTTACGCAGATGACTTATTAAAAGCGCCTATGTTTGCGGTTCTTTACAACAAAATGACAAGGGACGAGTTAACGGCAACTGTTTATCCACAAAATAGCACAGAAACGTTTATTTTTACACAAGACAAGACTTCTAAACGATTGGAAACTAAGAGAGGACCAACCGTTTTTCAGAAAGCCTTGTCTTATTTATTAGGTGGAAAAGAGGCAATCGCTAATCCGTACGGTGAAGTGCCTATGATTGAGTTTATGGAAAATGACGAACGACAAGGACGTATTGAGTCTGTGTGGTCGCTGATTAATAATTACAACGAAGCTCTATCAGAAAAAGCGAACGACGTGAGTTATTTTGCGGATGCCTACTTAAAAATGATAGGGGTAGATTTAGCTGACGAAAACGTCGCTTCCTATTTACGTGATAACCGAGTGATTAATAGTGCTGAGCCTTTAAATGAAGGCGAATCGGTAGATATTAATTTTTTAGATAAACCTAGTTCAGATACAACACAAGAAAATCTATTAGACCGATTAGAGCGGTTAATTTATCAAATGTCTATGACTTATAATGCAAACGATGAAAGTTTTAGCAATAACGCTTCTGGGATTTCGCTAGAATTTAAAATGCAAAATCCTAGGAATTTAGCACAAGCGAAAGCTAGGAAGTTTAAAAAAGCATATGCGCAAATGTACAAAATGATTTTTTCATTGCCTACGAATGTACCTGCCAATAAAGCTAAGGAATGGTTTAATTTAGAATACACTTTTGACTTTAATATTCCGCGCAATATTAAAGACGAAGCGGAAACTGCACAAAAACTTGAAGGGATTGTTTCAAGAGAAACGCAATTAGGCGTATTATCGATTGTTCCTGACGTAACTCAAGAAATGGAACGTATAAAGGACGAAGAAACGGAAGAACGTTTAAATCCACAAGTTGATTTCGGTAAATTTACTCGAACTACGGAAGAAGTGACCGAAGAACATGAGTAATTATTGGGCGGAACGAGAAGCAAAACATATCGAAGAAATGCTGAAACGACATGTGAATTACGAACAAGAAATTCATAGACGGTATTTACAGTTATGGAAAACGATAGAAGCAGAAATTCAACAGTTTTACGTCGCTTATGCAGGGAAAGAGAAGATTAACATTGATGAAGCGAAACGACGTGCAAGTAAACATGACGTACAAATTTTCGCGGAAAAAGCGAAACGTTATGTACAAACAAGAGATTTTTCAAAAGAAGCTAACGAGCAATTAAGGTTATACAATTTAACTATGAAGGTTAATCGTTTAGAGCTTTTAAAATCGAAAATAGGTTTGTATTTAACAGACAACACTAATCAGCTACAGACCTATTTTACAGCAATGTTAACAGAGGAATCTGTAGCGGAGTTTGTACGACAAGCGGGGATATTAGGCGAGTCTGTTCTTTCCGAAGAAACTTATCGATTGTTTACTAAAGCGATTATTGAGGGGTCGTTTCATAACGCGACATTTTCTCAACGTTTGTGGGCAAACCAAGATGTTTTGAAAGCGAGTATCGATCGCTTATTAACAGTTGGGCTAGCAGCAGGTAAGCATCCAGATGTACTGGCTAGAGAGCTACGGAGATTAGTTGTGATTGACAGCTTGCGAGGAAAGGAAACGGCTGATTATGTCGCACGTCGGCTAATGATTAGTGAATCTGCAAGAATACAAAGCGAAGTACAAAAGCAAAGCTACGAAAAATATGGGTATGAAGAATACAATCTAATTGTAGAACCAAGCGCTTGTCCTATTTGTGTAGGAATAGCAAGTGCAAATCCACATAAGGTTTCTGAAATGAGCTCAGGAATCAATGCAAGTCCTATTCACAACTGGTGTCGGTGTAGTACTGCACCTGCTTATAAAGACAAAAAGTTCTAGCGAAAGTTAGGCTTTTTTTATCTGCCTTCTTACTGCTTACAGGCGTTAAAGAGAAAGCTGTTTCGATTGATAGGCGTAACCTATTAATTTCGATTAGCCACGTAATGGCTGGAGGTTTTAACATGAACGAAGAAAAACACTTATTATTACCAATGGATTTACAATTTTTTGCAGATGAGCCAAATTCTGA